GTCAAAGAACATAACGCAGAGGTCAAAGATTTAAATTTAGACTGGAATGCTAAGGTTAATTATAAAATGCTCTTAGAAGTCTTTGAAAGAGGCCTGGGGGCATATAAAAGCAACCCGGAATCAGTTAGGCCAAACGTTAAAAGCCCTGAACAATGGGCATATGCAAGAGTCAATTCATTTCTTTATGCCATGAAAGAAGGCGAATATCAAAGCGGAAAGCATGATTCAGATTTATTGCCTAAGGCCCACCCAGTTAGAAAAGAAATGGATGAAAGAGCTTTAACAGATATAAACAGAAAGCCAACAAAAGGAATGATTATTGAAGCAGAAATGGGATTGGCTTGGAGAAAAGAATTTGGAAGAGGTGGAACAGCTGTTGGAATTGCACGGGCAAGAGATATTGCGAATGGCAAAAATTTAAGTTTAAGCAGCATTAAAAGAATGTTCAGTTTTTTTAGTCGGCACGAAGTTGATAAGCAAGCTGAAGGTTTTAGACCAGGAGAAGAAGGTTACCCTTCAAACGGCCGAATAGCATGGGCTTTATGGGGTGGAGACGCTGGATTTTCCTGGAGTAGAAAAAAAGTTGAAGAAATTAAAAAAGAACTAAAATCAAAAATCATGGGAAGTTTAGCAGACGACGTTAGGCACATTAAAAACATTGAAGAAACAGAGGATTCCTATGTGGTGACTTTCGCTAAAGGCCATGAGGAAAAACTTGTTGAAGAGCCAATTATGGACGAAAATAATGATATGGAAGAAAACCAAAATGAATCATTAGTAACTGAAAATTCTAATAAAGAAGAATATTACAGCCGAAAAAATTTAGACGAAAATGTTGAGACAAGAAATTTCACTTTGAATAATGTTGAAGTTAGAGAAGACAATGGAAAAAATACTGTTGTTGGATATGGCGCTGTTTTCAATTCTGAATCAAATAATCTTGGTGGGTTTACTGAATTTATTTCAAGAGACGCTTTTAATGGTAGAGAGAATGACGATGTAAGATTTTTATTGAATCATGATGCTAATTATATTATGGGCCGAACAACTTCAGGAACTTTAAGACTTTCAGTTGATGATAAAGGTTTAAGATATGAGGTTGATATACCTGATACAACAGCCGGAAGAGATTTATTAGTAAGCTTAAAAAGAGGCGATATTTCGCAATCTTCATTTGCATTTATTGTTGAAGATGATAGTTGGAGCCAGGGCGAAAAAGGAGCTGTGAGAACAATTAATAAAATTTCTCGTTTATATGATGTGTCCGCAGTTACGTATCCGGCATATGAGGAAGCTTCAGTTGGCTTAAGAAGCTTAAATTTATGGAAAGAAAAAATAGAAGAAGGGGTGAAGAATGACAAAAAAGAGATGAAGCAAGAGCAACTAGATTCCTGGAATCGAAGCTTAGCTTCACGTAAATTAAAAATTGTAAAATTAAAATAATAATAACCGATGAAATCAAGTAAATCTTATATTGAAGAGCGCTCGTTACTCATTGAAGAAATGGAAATTTTAGTGACTACTGCAGAAGCTGAAGGCCGTGACTTAATGGACGAAGAAAAAGAAAAATTCGACGAGCTAAATAATAAGGCTGAAGCTTTAAAAGCTGACGCTGAAAGAGCTGAAAAATTTGAAAATATGAAAGCAAATAATGCAAGAACAATTGTGTCTGAAGAAGACAAAGTGAAAAGAAGCTATAGCTTTTTAAAACACGTTAACGGAATTATCAATGGCAATCTTGACGGTGCTGAAAAAGAAGTTCAAGAACAAGCTATAAACGAAGCTAGAAGTGCTGGTAGAACTATAAACGGAGCTGGAATACCTGCTTCAATGTTCGAAAAACGTGCTGATTTAACTTCAAATATCGCTGGAACTTCTGTTGAAGCTTTTGTTGACGCAATACGTGAAGAAGCTATTTACACCAAATTAGGTGCTGATTTTTACAATCTAACTTCTGACGCTAGAATTCCTGTTATAAATAAGCAATCAACTGCTTGGATGGCTGCTGAAAATACTGCTGCCGCTGATGGTGGGGCTGCATTTACTTCAGTAACTTTACAACCTAATAGAATTGCTGGTTATGTTAATATCTCTAAAGAACTAATTCACCAAAATGGTGCTGGCGTTGAAAGAGCTATTATGGCTGATTTAGGTAAATCTGTTGCTGATAATATTTGTGACGCTATGTTCTCAACTACTTCTGTAACTAATGCGCCTGTTTCAATTCCTGCTACCTCTGGAGTTTTAACATTTACTGAATCAACTTTTGCTGATGCAACTTCTATGTTTAAAGATTTAGTTTTAGCTGAACAAGAATTAGCTGAAAATGGTTCTTTATCAGGAAATCTTGCTTATGTATTACACCCAACATTCCTTAACCAATTGAAGAGAGCTGCTCAAGTTTCTGGAGTAAATCCAGCTATGGAAGGCATGAATTATCAAACTCAAATGGTTAATGGTTACCCAGTATATTATTCTTCTCATTGTGGCAATTCTGCAGGTGTTTCTGCTGATGGTATCATGGCTGATTGGTCTAATGTAAAAGTGGGAATGTTTGGTGGCGTAGACATAGTAATTGACCCATATAGTGTTGCGATAAATAACCAAATTCGTTTAGTTGTTAACACATTGGTTGATTTCAAAATGGCTCAAGGTGCTAAAGCTGTTAAATTTACAAGCTTAGTAGCTTAATAAGACCCCTTTTTCTGTTTGTTGAATTTATGAGGAGGGCAGGGAAACTTGCTCTTCTCTAATTCACTTAAAAAAATAAAGCAATGGCATATAATATTTACGGCATAAATACCTATCAAGAATATGAATCATTTGGTCGAATCAAAGTAGAAGCGGCTAGAACAACTTTTGTTATTAGTTTATCAGAAGCAAAAGAACATTTAAGAATTGATTCAGGTTTTACAGCTGATGATAGTTATATTACAAGCTTAATAAAAATCGCTCAAGATATTGTAGAAAAAGAAACTACAATGCTATTATCTGAGATTGAATATGTGTGGACCGGCGATATATGGCCAGGCGCAAAAATTGATTTAGGATTTAATGGAAATGGGATTCTCTATTTTAAATATTTTGATACAACAAACACAGAACAAACATTAGTTGAAAACACGGATTTTACAGTTAGCAATAAAGAATATCCAAATGCAAATTTAATATTATATCCAGTGACTGGAAATGATTGGCCTGATTTGTATGACAAACCTAATTCAATTAATATAAAATTTACCGCTGGACCTTCTGAATCTTTACAAGTTCCTGAAGGATTAAAGCAAGCGATTTATTTAATTATTGGGCGTTATTATGAAATGAGAAATGATGTTATTAGTGAAACAATAGCAACAGCGATTCCATTAGGCGCTCAGCACTTAATAAACCAATATAAAAGAGCTACAATATAATGTTAAACATAGGCAAATTAGACATTAGAGGCTCTTTAAAGAAAAACACAATGGCCGTTAATGCATATGGTCAATTTGTGCAAGAAAGTCAAACAGAGGAGCCCATATGGCTTAGAAAGGTTATTAAAAAGGGTTATTTAGGGAATGATGTTGATTCATTACATAATACTAAAGAAGCAGAATTTATAATTCGTTTTAGAACAGATATAAAATTAAACGATGTCATTTCAATACCGCGTTTTCGTTCTAATGCTAGCGGAGATGATAGAGAATATAGCATAACAGATATTGAAGAAATAGGGAGAGGCGAAGGGCTTAAGATAAAAACAATTTTAAACACAAGTAGAAACAAAAGCTAATGGCTGATTTTATTCAAATAGATATTGATAAAAAAGCAATGGTGACCATTCAAAAAGGATTGGAAAAGTTATTCCCAAGAGATAGACAGACCAATAACGCTTTGAAAGCAGCACTAAGAAAATCAGCTTTGCCCTTAAAAAGACATTTGAAAGCTTTAATAAAATCAAAAGCTTATGATACTGGGAGGCTTTACAAATCAATAAAAATATTTGATTCAAAAAGAAATACCAGAGCAGGCAGGCCTTCAGTTTTTGTAGGCCCATTAGTTAAAGTCCCTAATAAAATAACTAAAAATAAAAATATGACCCTGGA